AAGGTACCGAGAGGATTGCCTTCGGTCGGGGTAGTCTGGGTAACTTTATATACAGGTATAGTGTCAGAGATACCACCAAGGAATTCAGGCATCATAAGTTCGTCATAATCCAAGTTGACATCAAAGAGACCTTTTACAAGATTCTTGTAGCGCGGAGATTGACGGATACGAATTTCAAGGAATCGTTGAAGTGAGTTAACGTTTCGGAAATCGGAAATAGAAATACCAGAAGTCGCCATACCTATAAGATTGCGAACAACATCTGCAGGTGCGTTAGAAGACTTAACCTGAAAACCTGTAACAGTATCTCCATCATCAGCGGTTTCAAGCTGGGCGTGATATTCAGTACCGGAAGCATCACGGAATGTGGCCTCACCAAGAGAAGTAATGCCTACAAGAGGCGCGACACCTGCCTGGGGAGACTGCAAAGCAGTGGTATAAGCATCAGGTTCCCAATTAGCGTAATGTAATTGATACTTATAAGTATCAGAACCACCTTTCACAGAGGGTACATATCTATTATATTCAGGTTTACCGTCTACGATAAAAGGGTTATTACGAATGTCACGACCAAAAGCATTATAATACGCCTCGTATGCACGGAAAGGTAACGCGGACAGTGGAATAGCTGGTAAAGTCGAAGAACCAGAAGTATAAAAAGGACAGTTAGCCGATTCGGGTTTCGTCCAAGAACTGTCAGTAGTAACAAATTCAACACGAGAAAATACGCTCGTAGCCAAAGAAGACAAAGCATAAGTTTTTCCTGTCGAGGTAGTCACATACCTAAACCAATTCAAAGGAGTCAATACGGAAGAATCCTCGGCCCAAGGCATATATAAAATAAGAAAAGCCGAGGAAACAGTAGACGGGTCTAGTGTAGAGTCAGAAATCTCAAGAATATTGCCACGTACAACAAAATCAGAAGGAGACCAAGTCTTGCGAGCATCAGCAGACAGAGAAGTATTAAGACTAACTCCATAGATCTCATTAATTATAGTAGTAGCATTATTACCAAACTTGGAAAAATCAAAATGCACAACAAATTTATCCACTGAACCAAAGGTAACCTTAGAAAGGGGAAAAACAAACGCATTCGCACCCGTTTTTAAATTATTATTATTCCGGACCAGAAATTTCGAATCAAAAGTCGCAGAAGAAGAAATATAGGAGTTGTAAGCTTCCAACGAACGAATAGCAGGAGCATAATAACCCGATTCAGACAAATTATCCGTTTCAACATTGACAACAGTAATAGTAGGACTATTGTTATAATCAACAATGGAAGTACTACCATAAGTACCGGTTATCGTGGTCGGGACACCAAGGTAATCAGCAAGCGTACCGGTTTGAAGGTCATCAGGAATATTAAATTGAGATTTACGTTCAGGAGTATTACCATCAGCAAGAACATCCATCCAAGGAGGGGTTACAGTTTCATCACCACCAAAGAAAGACATCCAATCTTCCCAAAGGGTACGAGTACGAACATAAACAAAGTGTAACCGCACATAAAGTTGGGTCTGTATCGGAAATACAGTCGGAAGCAACTGCAAGTTAAAACGGGCGTTGATCTGGAAGGAGTCTCCGAATGATGCAGGAAGCAAGCACACGGGGGTTATAGCTCCGAATTTCATCGTTAAATTGTTCACAAACGATAAATCGAACGTCGAACGATTGACGCGGTCTATATATGCGTCCTTTTTGCGAAATATATTTGCCATAGCTATAAATTGACATTAATATCAGGGGTTTTTAGAGTATCTACACGCGTAGTGGTACTTTGTTGCGTACCTTGAGAAGAATTCTGATTTTTCCAGAATAAAGACATCGAAGCTGTGCAGCTGTCCAAAAGAATAGCCGCGGCTACTCCAAGAATAAAAGTAGTCGCGAGCTCAATAATTTTATAAATCTGTTGCTTAGTCATTTTCCGGCTCGATTAAATACTGTTCATACATACCATCCGGCAATTGGCGGTCAGTAACAATCAACTGCATAGCAGCAGAGAGAGGAATGTGTTCACGAACAACAGTCAAGGTCGGAGTTTCATCCTGGGGAGACAGGAATTTACGAGTTGTAAAAGTGACACGAGGTTCGTTGTCTTGCGCTGTAACTGAACAGCAATCTACGTTAAGTTTTACCATAATGTAAAAATTTTAAGTGAAACAAAAATTATTTGATAGGACTATCAGGTAATCATCCTGCATAAGCCCGGGTAATTCAAAATTTACAAACAAGATATATTCATCAAGGGTTTCAAAGGTACGATAAGAAACATTGTCCTTTTCACAGTTCAACATCAATTTCGGGTATATCTTAGCATAAATGTACGGCATAGTTATAAAGTTTCTTTGTAAATAGCAAGAATATTCTCGTTATCTGTTTTATATTTAACATACGTTATATCAATTTCAGGCTGCGTTGACATATATTCACTCATAAACTCATGATGCTCACGCTTAGCAGCAGTCATTCGTTTATAATAATCAAGGTCAAATTCATAGGCTTCGAGCATAGTCAAAAGAGGCTCGAGAATATGCTCCATAACGATAAGGCTATCTTCCTGATGGATGGCATAAAAGTTTTTCGCATTATCAAAAATAAAGCGAGGAAAGCGTTCTACACAAGTGTCAAAATTATAGAAAGGATACTTTTCATGAAGACGTTTACGAGTGACATTAACCTCTTTATCAGGCATGCGGAGATGTATCTGCCAAAGGCATGCACGAAGAGACAGGAAATAATCAGCAAGCTGAATAGTATCGCGTATCTCCTTTCGGATAAGCATAGACGGGGTCGGATAAAGTTTCCGACGGAAATATGCAGGTATAAAGGAGGTGAAGCGTTCACCTGTGAACTTATCAACTATTTCAACGGTCAAGACGTCAGGATTTTGGTAGAACCACAATACATGATCGAGACACCATTTGTAACCAAGACCGCCGCCACGGCGGGAAGATAAATAAAAGGTTGGTTTACAACCGTATGGAACATCACTCTCTTTACGCATATATTTCATACAATACTGAATACCACCTTGTGTACAAGGTTTACAATAGACAAAACCAAGTTCACCTACATAATCCCAATCAAAGCGATGATCAAGTTTATTATAAAATCGTTTTCGTACAGACCAAGCCTGATGAACAACCTTATAAACATCCATAGCAGACATATTAATAGGCATATTCCACAAAATAAGATGATAATGAGGCAATTTCGTATGACTACCATATTCAGCGGCGGCAAAATACCGTATTTTCTCATCATAGTTATAGTCTCTAACAAGAATTTGACGCAGACGTTTAAGAAAATCTTGAACATGTTTTTTATCTACACCATCAACAGGACGGTGTACGGGATTATAAGTGAGAGTAATAAAATAGGGGACAGAACGGGACGACTGCGTTTCCGCGACTGCACGAAACATCCATTCGCGGGCGTTCCTCTTTCGACAAAGACCACATTTACGACATGGAGTTGCCAAGAACATAGGTACAACGTCGTCCTCGCGGTCGACGGCATAAAAACTATCTTGCCATGATGCAAGGTTTTGGAAATCAATGTTTTTCGGCGAAAACAAGGCGTACGGAAAGTTCCAGCGCCATGCAGCGAGCTGCATTTCCGGTACAAAAACGGCGTTTCCGTCATAAACATATTTTCCGGTTTGTAAAAGTGCATCCTTAAAAGCAGGATTTAAGATATATTTAGGTTTTTCACAAAGAATATTTGTCATAGTTTTTTATTTTTAATTTGGGCGTCCGGGCGGGCTATCCGCTCAAACAAATCGGCTTCGCCGATACTCGCTCCTATCCCTGACGCGCTTCGTTACACTACGCTATGCATTCCGGCGTCATCCGAGATGACAGAGCGGTGTTCGCGCTCCCGCGCTCACGAATTTCATAATTTCCTTTCATCTCTCAAGATGTGCAAAGATAAAGTGTAGTTAAAAATATCGTTTATCAACCTGCACCAAACTATGTTAAAGTCGCTACGCTTTGTTTAACATAGTTTACTACAGAACGCCAAACGCTATTTTTCCCTACGCATTGTTTTATTGCACGTCTCGAAAGAAAAAAGGAAAAATATGCTTTGATGTTTGCGATAGATAAGGGACAGAATGGATAAGAACGCAAACCGAAGTTGGAAACTTCGTAGGGCCGTAGCCTTATAATGGTTATTGGGCAAGGCAACGCAAGGCGTTGCTCATTCAAATCTTTCACACAAGCTGACCAATGTGTCAGTTGTGCTACTTATATCAAGTTAGACGATGCCGGATGCTACTCGCCCGGTCCACTAGTTAACTGACAAAAGTCAGTGTAAGAGAATGCTGCACGAAATACACGATGACAATACTCCGCATCAATAATGCCTACAAATAAATATGTAGATCGATATGTTTGTTGCATATAATCCACGAAAGACACAGCTCTATCAGCCATATCTAATCCTAAGGCATGATAAACTGTATTACAAGGTACATCTGTTACTTTTATGTACTCTTGTTTCTGCTTCTTAATGTTCAAATACTGTAAAAGAATGTCCATAATGTAATGTTTTAAAGGTTAATATTTTTATCTCTTTCAACACTACAAAGATAGACATTCTTTATAAATTCTCCAAAAGTTTCACGTTAACTAATCATAATATTCATATGAAGTTCTTCGAGTAGTCACTCCACGATGAGTAGACGAGCTTTCCGATTTACTCTTAGGTTTACCTGAATTAGACGGACGAGGATTTGCAAAAGGTATAAATGATGCAACATCTCCAAGAATAGCATGCACTTGATTCATAGTTCTCTCAAAATCTTCCCAATTCATATCCTGCGTAAGATCAAAACGTAAACGGTCAGCTTCAGCATTGACCTTAAAACCTAAATCCTGATAAAACGAAGCTAAAGCCTGATTTCGTTTTTCGTCAGATTTCATAAGAGGCAACTTACCAGAAAGTTCTTGAAAAGCAAGTTTGAGCTGTTCCTTAGAAACACCTAACTGACCTTGCATAACCTTGAGCTTGCCATGCTCAATAAATGAATCCAAAGCAACACGAACATGACGCTCCCAAATACGAGAATCAACATCAGCAGCATTAGAAATCAAAAGATCAATTTCCGAACCTATCTTACGAATAGAAGCGTTAATCTGTTCAACCATACTACGAGCTTGAGAAGCCTGTGCATCATTAAGATTAACCTTGCTACCATTAACAAGAATAACACTATCCATAGTATCCAATTGTCCTTGATTAAATGCATCTCTAAACGAAGCATCAGAAGCAAGAATATCATTCGTATGTTTTTGACCTTCAGTTTCCGCATTAGTCTTAGCTACTTGAGCAGACAAGGCAGTATCAGCAAGAGCCTGCGAAGCAACACTTCCAATAGGTTTGTAACGATTCCATGCAGAAGTATCAGCAACAGGGCCAGAGGGAGTATGACCGCCTTGTGCCTGGATAGACGAACCTTGTAGCGCTCCATTAGTAGCATACAAATCAGGATTAATGCCAGCAGCTTTCAAACGAGCTTGAACAGCAGCAGGAGTATTATAATCGTTATTAGCCTGCCAGAGCTTATAATTCCAATCATTTTGAGCCTCACGTTCAGAGGTTTGCCATTTACGGGTCTTCTCGGCTTCTTCACGCGCCGCCGCGAGCTGTTTTTCAACAGATTGATTTTGAGAATGTGCACCAAATAAATTAGAGATGCCGGAAAGAGCGCCACCAATAAGAGCACTTCCGGCACCAGAAAAGAATCCCATTATTTCAATTGTTTACGCTTGTCATTGTAGGCGGCTACAATTTTAGCGCGGGCATCACGTTGAGCATTCCAAACATCTGCTATGTCCTGACCACGACGATATTCGACAGGAACAATCCAAGACTCCTCGTCTGTAAAATCATCCGTAGGAAGTTGAGAAATGTTTTGAGCAGAAATAGGCACACCAGCTTTAGCAGCTTCATACATCTGGGCGGGGGTATAAGCAAGGTCACCACGCACAGGAAGTTCGCCAGGTTTCCGAGTGCAAGTACATGTGTGGGTATTCCAAGCATGAATTACAACTTGTTTCATAATTATTCAATATGAGGTATAGAGTTACGAGGTATAGTCGTTTTCTTAGTGATTTCAAATGCAATAGAACCTAAAATCTTATCACCGTTTTCAGCAGTCATTGCAAACACATCATTAACATGGTCGGGGTTAACAAGCAAGAAATCTTTAGAAAGCTCGGGGGCCTTGTCAAATACACGATTGATAACGAAATTACGCATAGAACCGCGGAATTCGCCGTGAACTTCATCAAAAGATGCAATCAAATCCCAATAAGCGCGCTGATAACCGAATACCTCATTAACATTTGCAGGGTTAACGGCATAAGCCTGATACGGACACAAATGCTTATATAACATAGGCTGGTAGCTGATGTTATTGAATTGGGGGAAATGCCAATCCAAAAGACTCATACGCGTAAAGTGAGGCGGCAGTAACTGCGAATAGTTAGCAGCAGGCACGACAGACATAACACCGAGAATGTAACCATCTTCCGGACAATATTTACGGATAACATGACGCATACCAGATTGGAGAGAACCCTGTCCGGCAAAGGTACCGAGAGGATTGCCTTCGGTCGGGGTAGTCTGGGTAACTTTATATACAGGTATAGTGTCAGAGATACCACCGAGGAATTCAGGCATCATAAGTTCGTCATAATCCAAATTGACATCAAAGAGACCTTTTACAAGATTCCTGTAGCGCGGAGACTGACGAACACGAATCTCAAGGAAGCGTTGAAGTGAATTAACATTACGAAAGTCTGAAATAGATATACCTGAAGTAGCCATTCCTATAAGATTTCTAACAACATCTGCAGGTGCATTAGAAGACTTAACCTGAAAACCTGTAACAGTATCTCCATCATCAGCGGTTTCAAGTTGAGCGTGATATTCAGCACCGGAAGCATCACGGAATGTGGCCTCACCAAGAGAAGTAATACCTACAAGAGGCGCGACACCTGCCTGGGGAGACTGCAAGGCAGTAGTATAGGCATCAGGTTCCCAATTAGCATAATGCAACTGATATTTATAAGTATCACGACCACCTTTCACAGAGGGTACATATCTATTATATTCAGGTTTTCCATCTACGATAAAAGGGTTATTACGAATGTCACGACCAAAAGCATTATAATACGCCTCGTATGCACGGAAAGGTAGTGCAGATAGAGGAATACTAGGAAGTTTTTCAGCCGAATTAGTATAAAAAGGACAATTTTCTGCAACGGGCTTTGACCATTCGGTAGAACCAAAAGGATAAATTAAAGTAGTAGCTCCTTTTTTTACATAATATGTATCCTGATTAGGACGTTTGATCACTTCTATAACAGGCGAAGGAACAATAACCTCTTTTTTAAAAGAAAACAAAAATCCCGTAAGTGATTGAGAAGTGGTAAAATCTTTCAAAAGCGTAAACGAATACAATGTTCCAGAAACCAAACGACATTCAGCATCAATTGTCGTAGACAAGATTATATTTTCATTATTAATAAGAAAAAGACCGATTTTATTACCAAAATCAGACTCCGAAAAATTGAAACCAAAATCGGCATACAAAACAGCTCCTTTTTTTAATTCGCTAGTATAATTTTTCGTAGAAAAAATATAACTAAGCCAACTACTATTATCAGTTTTAGGATCGCCATCAGAAGGATAAACTGCAGCAGCAGAAAAATAAGTAGTATAGACAGTAGTACCTATAGCCTTTAGCAAAGCTGTTACATCAGTCGGCGGAGTCGGTCTTATCAACAATCCTCTACTTAGATTCTTCAAATTAATAGGGCTAGTTAAATCCAAAGGAAGATATTCAGCTTTCAACGTTTTACCAAAAGAACCTGTAATCGTTGTAGGCACGCCAAGATAATCAGCAAGTGATCCTGTTTGAAGATCATCAAGAATATTAAATTGGGCCTGACGTGCAGGAGTATTACCATCAGCAAGAACATCCATCCAAGGAGGGGTTACAGTTTCA